ATCTTTTTGGAGAGTTTTAATAGTCCTGCATTGGTATTAAAGATTGGCAACAAGACAATCAAGATGCCCGTTGATTGGCAGATACTGATCGGTGAACAAGAACATGGAGACTTAGAAACACTTCCATTGAGTAGTCTCAATGATCGTGGCTTTAATGCATTTGAGTTTAATCCATTGACTAGTTTTAGTCCAACGTTTATTCCAGTTGAGATATTAGATATCTATCCTGATGTAACATGGTATGCTCCCCGACTACGCAATGGACAGTTCTTATGTGTACCAATCGATGATAGTAAAGAACCAAGATGTGTTTATTTTGTAAAAGAAGTAAGTCGCAATTGTGAGATAGTAGATTATAGTCAAGCATTTTAAAAGAGGAAAAATATGTTTAATTGGTTTAATAAATGGTTTGTAAACAAGTGCAAGCAAGCATGGGAAGAGTCTAGGAATATGGTAGAGGCTGATAATGGCAATCATGTTACTATAGCAAGTGTAGGTCATAGTAGAGGTAGAATTCTTGACCAACGTGGTATGAATTTTACAATTTATCATGCTAACGGTGGATATGTTATGGAATACAGTAAGTATGACGAACGCACTGACCGTCACAATCAAACACTACATATTATCCCTAGTGAACAAGAATTGGGTCAAGGTATTGCACACGTTATTACATACGAAATGTTGAAAAACTAATGGCAAAAGAAAAAGTATCAACTGAGGAAAAGTTTGAAAATCAAGACGTAGCCTTGTTTGATATTCTTGCGGCTATTGATAAGAAAGACTATGGCTTCTATGATAGACTAACACAAGAACAGCAAAAGAAAATTGTACCTTTTATGCTAGTTCATTGGGTTAGTGCAATCAAGGGTAATAGTGATTTGCAATCATATTATTTGCAAAGCACTAACTACCATGCAAACAAATATTTGTTTAATGAAAACGTATATCATCATCCTAAACTACAATGGTTGATGTTGTGTGCGGCTAGCCCGGGATTAGGCAAGCAGTTTCATCAGTGGATACCTCACATTAAAGAAAAAGTAAGTGAGTTGCGTGAACCTGCAAAACTAAAAGATATCAAAGAATATTATAAAAAAATCTATCCAAAGACTAGTGATAGCGACATTGCATTGATATCCGAGGCTTTTGTAGATAATCATAAACGCAAAGTGTATCTTGCTGAGAAATTCCCCAATTTAAAATTTGATGAAATTGAGTTATTAAGTGACCTTGTTACAGATAAAGACATTAAACAATATGAAGAAGACAGCGGTAACTGAGGTAAAACACAGTTGCGATTTTTGTAACAGAGAATTTCTGCGTGAGTCCACATTAGATAAACACTTATGTGAAAACAAACGCAGATGGCAAGACAAAGACCAAACGGGTAACCGTATTGGTTTTCAAACATGGCTATCTTTTTATAAAAAGAACACACCAACTAAAAAGACTAAAACATACTTAGACTTTATTAAGAGTTCTTATTATTTGGTCTTTGTTAAGTTCGGACATTATTGTGTCAACGTCAATGTTATCAATGTTGAACGATACGCTGATTGGTTACTAAAAAATAATATCAAAGTTGATAGTTGGTGTAGTGACACAAACTACACAAAGTTTTTGATTGACCATATGAAAAACGAAGACCCACTAGATGCTATTGCACGTAGTATTGAAACAACAATTGAACTTGCAAAAGCAGAAGGTATACTAAGCAAAGATTATTTGCGATATGGTAATGCAAATAAAATTTGCTATGCTATCACCGCTGGTAGAATCAGTCCATGGATGCTATATCAAAGTACTAGTGGCATTGGCTTGATTGAACGATTAGATGAATCACAGCAAAAAATGATTCTTGAATATATTGACCCCGAACAATGGGCTATTAGATTTAAGCGTAATAGCAATATCGTGCCACAAGTAAAAGAGTTATTGGCTGCTGGTGGATATTGATGTGTACAATTATCACGATCCTAAAGGTTGGGAACATACTAACCCGGGTTGGCATCAAGCATCAGCACATGTAAAGCATTACAATGAAATACTTGAATGGTTAAGAAATAATAACAATAAATTTGAAAGACATACACGTTGGATAATATTAGATGACGGAGAAATGAAGTTTAAGTTTCGTTATGAAAAAGATTATATAATGTTTACATTGAGGTGGAGTTAATATGGCAGGCTATTCAACTAAAAAATTAATGTCAATAGACAGAGGATTAAGTGATCCAATCACTGGTCACTTTTATGACCTTGATCCTAGTATCGCTACAAAGGCTAAAAAGAAATTGTGGGAAAATGATCAATGGGTAGAAAAGACATTTATTAAAATGATGCCACCTAATAGAATGCGTGGCATAAAAAGTGCTATGGAACTATGGTGCATTAAATACTATGGCGAGCCTGTGTACCAAGGATCTTGGTTCAAAGCAGGAGAATACATCATCATGGATGAAAAAACATACGTGCATTGGAAATTATGTGAATAATACGGATACTAAGAAACCTATATATTGTAGCCTAGCGTTTGGCTCAGCATCAATCAACGCATTTGGCGAGTATATTCCTTGCTGTAATATTCGTACCGACCATTGGAAAATGTATAAAGATGGTCACTATGACTATGGAGTAGTTGGACGAGACCCTAAGGTCAGAATCAACGCACAGAATCTTAGAGAGTTGCGAGGACAATTAATTAATGGAGAATGGCCCGATGCCTGTTTGAATTGTAAACAAGCAGAAGAAAACGACATTGCATCCATGCGTACTATTTGGAATAAGAACATAAATGATTTTGTTCCAATGAATAAAAGTATCAATCCAACCGACATCAAATATCTAGATTTGACATTTGGTACAAAGTGCAATAGTAAGTGCATGACATGCAGTTCTATTCTTAGTGATTTTTGGGAAGAAGAATGGAATGATATTTGGAGAATACAACCAGAGCAAAAAGTTCAATACAAACGAGTTTCTATTGATAACGAAACTGCACAAAAATTAGTAGATGATTTTCCTAACGTAGAATTTATTAGTCTAGTGGGAGGTGAACCCACTATTTCAGAAGAACACATCAAGTTCTTAAAATTAATCATTGCCACAGGACGTGCTAAAAAGATTCGCTTAAGTTATGTTACTAACTTAACTGGTATCTCTGATGAGTTAATTGATATTTGGAATAACTTTGGTAGTGTTCACGTATCTGTTTCTATTGACGGTTATAAACAAGTCAACGAATATATTCGTTATCCTTTCAAGTGGAGTAAAGTAGAAAGCAATCTTAGAACATATGTGGGCTTAGTTCATAAAAGTAGATTGGCAATGCACACAGATTCTTCCTCTACTGATACTAAGTTTACAGTTGGATTAAGTTGCACTATAAGCCTTTTCAATGCAATTGATTGCGTAGACTTACTTGAATTTTGGTATGATTTATTCAATGAGTTTCCTATTATCATGGAAGAAAAAACATTGGTATATCATGCCAGTGTGTTTGCCAATCGTGTGTCACATCCTGAATACTCATTGATTAGTTTATTAACTCCTGAGTATAGACAACTGGGAGTAGTTAAAGCAAAGAAATTGTTAGACAGATTTAATAATGAACATCACAATGATTTAAATGACAAAGTAAACAGTGGATTAATTGATACAATTAATATTGTTATCAAGTGGTTAGAAGAACCACAAATTGTTAACTCTACTTCATTGTCACAACTAAAGCATTTTATTACTGAATCTGATCAATATAGAAATAGAAAACTGCAAGATAGTTTACCTTTATTATGGGATGAATTACACAAGATTTGGGATCATGGAATCATTCCGGGTGATTTTTATATTAGAGGTAAAAATCCTGTACATGGTTATGCCAATAGTTTAATAGATGGTCCGGGTTATGTAATTACTGATACTATCATTGGTAATGAAATACTTACAAGTATAGAATCTAAATTAGATACATTGTATCCAGTACGTGCATCAAGCAGTAGCAAACAATATGCCGAACGTGATGATATCAAAAATTTATCTGATATTAGTGTATGGTGGAGCCAAAGCGTATTAGATTGGCCTGAAGTACAACAAATTGATTATAAAATCAATATGTATATCACAAAGTACCTTAAAGATGCAGTAATGTATTCAAGTGATATTGTAACTATCAATGCAGGAAGTACTTGGATCAGTCCACATATTGATACTCCAAATCGTTTTGACAAATGGAATACAGATAAAAGACTTTTAGGTGTACAAGTTATTATACCATTAGATAAAATGGGTAAAGATACTGCTGGTACGGGAATTGTACCGCATAGTCAAAAAATGGACTTTGATATTAACAAGTGTTATAATGGAGATATGAACGTTTGGTTTTTACAAAATTATATTCAACCAGATGTTTTTAAAGGTAATGTGTTATTATACAACACAAGACTATTGCACAGCAGTATGCCAAACCCAACTTCAAAAAATCGCCCAGTTTTGTTGATTAATTACCTACATAAAGATATAATTGACGAAGTAAGACAAGTGGACAATATTTGGAAAAGTAATGAGTAACATACCAAAATCATTTCAGGACTATGATGAAAATGATCCTGAGATTGAGTTTCGAAAGAAGCGTTGGAATTATTGGGAATCATTAAAAAAGATTCGTAAAGAGTATATGCAAGACATAGCTGATTTGGATGGTCAGTTTGATGCATATGATTTTGAAGAATACGTAAAAGAAAATTACGGATTCAAAATGAACATATTAGACGGCAACATTACAGATAAGTTTGAAATTGTTGACGAGAAAAAATATATATTTTTTATATTAAAGTTTGGATAAACATGGCTAATGATATTATGATTGACCTTGAGAGTTTGAACACAACGCCTGATTGTGTTATCTTAACTATCGGTGCTGTGCGTTTTGACCCTAAGGGCAATGGTATCGCAGAAAGACTAGAACTACGTCCAACAATTGAAGATCAAACTGAAATCTACAATCGTAGTATCAATGATGACACACTACGTTGGTGGGGTGAACAAAGTCCCGAAGCAATTGAAGAGGCTATGGGTGATCGTGATCGACAACCATTTAAAGATTGCATGGAAATTCTTTACAAGTTTTGTTGGAATCGCAGAGCAGTATGGAGCAACGGTGCTCCCTTCGACTTGGTAGTTATGGAACATGCATGGCGACAAACAAGTGACAAGCCAAACCCCATACCTTGGCCCTTTTGGACTATGCGTGACACACGTACACTATATGAAGTTGCAGGTGTAAGTCTTAAAGATGAAAAGCACGTTACTAGACACAAGGCGGTTGATGACGCAGAACATCAAGCAATTGTTGTACAACGTGCATATATGAAATTAATGAAAGCAGGATTGGTTCAACCTCGATGAGAATCGATAGCGATATTGACATTGACTTAGGTGATCGTGACAAAGTACTGTCGTTGATTAAGCACGTGCCTGCAAGTATGCTCAATGTTGACCCTATTCGTAAACATCCAACTGGGGTTTATATCACAGAGATTCCTTATGATCCTGTACATCAAATGTCTAGCATACACTATGCTGACGCAGAAAAACGTGGATACTTTAAATTAGACTTATTGAATGTTCACGTGTATAATCAAGTACGTGACGAGTTACATTTGATTGAATTAATGCGTGATCCTAATTGGAAATTATTAAATAGAAAAGATTTTGTTGAAAAATTAATTCACTTAGGACAGCAGTTTGATACATTGCGTAGAATGCCAGAATCAGTTGATAGTATTCCACGACTAGCAATGTTCTTGGCAGTTATCAGACCTGCTAAACGTCATTTGATAGGAAAGAGTTGGAAAGAAATCAATGAAACCGTGTGGGAAAAAGATCACACAGGTTATAGTTTTAAAAAGAGCCATGCAATTGCATATGCTCAGTTAGTAACAGTACACATGAATTTATTGGAAGAAAATGGAACTTAATTTACTTAAAGAGAATGATCCTCTACTTAATCAAATCTCAAAAGCATGGGATTTTGAAGTTGATGGAGACCCTACTGAACTAGTCAAAGAAATGTCTACACTTATGTTTGTGAGTGAGGGTATTGGTTTGGCTGCCCCGCAATGCGGCGTGTTCAAACGAATTTTTGTTATGGGTAACAAAGACAATCTTGTTGCTTGTATTAATCCTGAGATCATTGCGACCAAGGGTGAACCTGAAATATACTTAGAAGGATGCTTGAGTTTCCCCGAACTGTGGTTGAATATCAAACGTGTACCTGAAGTTAAAGTACGATATCAAAATGTCAGTGGGGCAATTATTGAAGAGGAATTGAGTGGGATAAGGGCTAGAGTGTTTTTACACGAATTCGATCACCTTATTGGTGTGACGTTTGATGAGAGGTCTAGTGCTTTGGGATTACAAATGGCTAAAGAACGCAGAAAGAAGAAAGATAAAAAATTAAGGAATCTTCTTAACTAGTGTAATGCTTTTGCGTTTGCCCCTGCGTTTGGTAAAGTCAGTCATGCTTACCACAGGTCCATGAACAATATCTAAACTCTTATTATTAAAAGTCCTAATATAGGGTTTAAATACGGCCCATTCCTCCCTAAGGAATAGATTAATGGGAATTGCTCTATTTGATTCCCACCACCAAATGTCTCCTAATTCTAAGAATTTAGCCCTTAATTCTGCTTCTACAATAGAACCATAATCATATATTGTAGTAACTAGATCATCACGATTTTGTATAATGCCTACATAATCTTGACTGGCATAGGAACAAATCGTGATAAAGGGGTGATTCTCAGTGAGTTTTTTAAAAAAATCTTGATTCATAGTGTTCGTCTTTGTTATTTAATCGGAAAAACCCATACTTAATATTTTCATATTTATTTCGACTAAATACAACAAAGGAGCGATGTTTGCGTGTTCTCATCATTTTCAACTCAAGTTTTTTATTATATCCCACGTCAGATAGTTGTACTCCTGTCAGGTAACTCTCCGAGGATTTTTATGCCACAATATTCTAAACCATTAACTCTTAACAGAGGTGTTGATAATCAATTACAATTTCAGTTCTTAAATCAAGAACAGAAACCAGTTGACGTTACTGGGGCTAATATCACATTTAGGGCGCTTGATATTACTGGCACACAAGTATTGCTACAAACTTATTTGGTACCTTTATTTCCAGCAAATGGTATCATGGTATTGCAAACTACTCCTGCAGAATTAGCAGGTATCTCAGCACAAAAAGGTTATTACACATTAGAAATCCCTGTTGGATCATTTAATTATCCTGTGTACGTAGATCAAAACCAGGGAGGTCGTGGTGATCTTTATATTGTAGATAGTATTTTACCACGCTTTGTTCCTTCAGCAGAAGTATCAATTCCAACTGGTCAACCATTCCCCAATTTGACTTATGACTTCAATGCCAATGATCAACCTTATAGTACAAGTAATAATACCTCATACTATACCAGTGTTATTAGCACAAACAATAACCCAGTATTGACTATTCAAACACACTTAAATCAATATACTGGTAACATTATTATTCAAGGTTCTACTCAAGTAGACACAGATTGGTATCCAATCTTAGCAAGTGCAAACTATAGCAATGATAGTAGCACTTATGGATATGTAGTAAGAGGATTTCACCCATTTGTTAGAGTACAGTTTAACAGCAATGCAGGTGAAGTAACTAACGTATTGTCAAGATAATTGTACCTTATCTCTTGATTTTTCCTAGAGATATGTTACAATAGTATTATGTTTGATATCCTAACGGTTGTTCCGGGTAAAAAGAAATTAACGCAAAGTGGATGGTATAGTTTTAATGCCCCATGTTGCCACAATCGTGGGCATTCATCTGACAAGCGTATGCGAGGTGGTATCAAAACAGATGGAACTAACTGGTCATTTCATTGTTTCAACTGTAACTTTAAATGTGGTTTTGGATTAGGTAAACATCTTACAAAGAATACCCGTCAATTTTTATCTTGGTGCGGTGTTGATGATAATCAAATCAATCGTTGGAACTTAGAAAGTTTACAACACAAAGATGCATTAGACTTTATTCAAGTTAAAAAGATAAAGAATAAAGTTAAATTTAAAGAACTTGTATTACCTGATGCTGAGTTGATTGATACTAATAATCCTCGACATAAAGTATATGTTGACTATCTATTAAAGCGCGGTGTGCAACCAACTGAGTATCCCTTTATGGTTACCCCCGACGCTGAAGGAAGATATAATAATCGTATCATCATTCCCTTCACACACGACAACAAGATAGTAGGACATACTAGCAGATTCTTAGATGACAGAAAGCCAAAGTTTATCAACGAACAACAACCTGGTTATGTATTTGGATATGACTTTCAAAAACCTAATTGGGAAGTATGTATTGTAGTAGAAGGTATCTTTGATGCACTTAGTATCAATGGATGCGCATTAACACATAACACAATCAATGATGATCAGGTAGAAGTATTACGTAGACTTAACAGAAAGATTATTGTAGTACCTGACCAAGACAAAACAGGTCTAGAAATATGCGATAGAGCATTAGATTTGGGCTTTTATGTTAGTATCCCCGAATGGGCAGAGGGTGTAAAAGACGTTAATGACGCAGTGGTAAAATATGGGCGACTGCCTACATTACTAAGTATACTACAAAACGCAACAAACAGTAAAATTAAAATAGAAATGAGTAGGAGAAAACTTGATAAAAGATTATAATACAGATGTTCAAACATTATTCTTGCGAATGATGGTTACAAACGCAGAGTTGTATACTAGGGTTATTAACATCATTAACCCAGAAAACTTTGATCGTAGATTGCGACCTGCCGCAGAATTTATTGTTGAGCATAGCAAGAAATATAATGTTATTCCCGATCCCACACAGATCAAAGCAACAACTGGTGTAGAGATCAACACAGTTGAAGAACTGGATAGTGGGCATTATGATTGGTTCTTAGAAGAATTTGAACAATTTACTAAGCGCCAAGAACTTGAACGTGCGATTCTTAAAGCAGCCGATATGCTTGAGAAGGGTGATTTTGATCCAGTTGAAAAACTAATCAAAGATGCTGTACAAATCAGTTTGCATCGTGACATGGGTACTGATTACTTTGCTGACCCCAAGGATCGATTGAATCGTTATTTCAATCAAGGTGGTCAGGTTAGTACAGGCTGGCCACAACTTGATCGTGTTATGTATGGTGGCATGAGTCGTGGTGAATTGAACATCTTTGCTGGTGGTAGTGGTTCAGGTAAAAGTTTGGTCATGATGAACATTGCATTGAACTGGTTACAGCAAGGACTAAGTGGTGTTTATATCACACTTGAATTGAGTGAAGAACTAACTAGTTTGCGTACTGATGCGATGTTGACTAACATGGGTACAAAAGATATTCGCAGAGATATCGATGATGCGACCATCAAGGTTAAAATGCATAGCACTAAATCAGGTAAGTATCGTGTTAAGTCATTACCTGCACAAAGTAATGTCAACGATGTTCGTGCATATTTAAAAGAAGTACAGATTCAAACTGGTATTAAAGTTGATTTTGTTATGATTGACTATTTGGATTTGCTGATGCCAGTAAGCGTTAAAGTCAGCCCAACTGATCAATTCGTTAAGGACAAGTATGTTGCTGAAGAATTGCGTAATCTAGCAAAAGAACTTGGACTATTGATGATTACTGCAAGTCAGTTGAATCGTAGTGCTGTGGAAGAAATTGAGTTTGATCATAGTCACATTGCAGGTGGTATCAGTAAGATCAATACTGCTGACTATGTGTTCGGTATCTTTACGTCACGTTCTATGAAAGAGCGTGGCAAGTATCAGATTCAGTGTATGAAAAGTCGTAGTTCGACAGGTGTTGGTCAAAAGATCGATTTAGACTACAATATCGAAACTATGCGTATCAGCGATAGCGATCCTGAACAGACTAGGGCACAACCATCATCTAATGAAATCTTGAATAAAATCAAGACTACAAGTCAGGTTGGGGCAGTAAATCAAGCAGTACATGAGACCATAGAAGTTCAAGAAAAACGTGTGGTTGTAGACGTTCAAAGTGCAAAACTTCAAACAATGCTTAATTCACTTAAGAAACAAAATTGACATCTAGACTAAATACATGTAGGATCCTATAATATGCAAAAGAAAACTAAGAGCCTTTTGGAAGAACTTCAATCGATGGGAGAAAAGCGTGATATTAACCATATCATTGAATCCCGCGCCTCAAATATTATTACGAGTGCTATCAATCTGGTTGAGTTAATGAGCCGCCATTATTCACCTGAAAAGGCTGAACTTTTAGAGAAAAAACTTATAAGTGCTATCAAGGGCAAGGATCAAGCAAGATTTGCAAAGACTTTGAGGAAAAAAGATGAAACTAAATGAATTTAAAGATATTGAAGAAGGTTTTTTTGGCGATCTAGCCGGTAAAGTTAAGGGCGCATTTGCTGATCCTCAGACTAAACTATCAAACAAGACACAAGGTATCTTTATGAAGAACTTTGTGGCCAACGCAACCAATGCGTTAAACACTGGTATCAAAAGTGGATTGATCACTCCAGGTGGCGCATCAGGTGGCGGGGCAACTCAAGTCAATCCTAGTACTGTAACTCCTCAACCAAATCAACCAGGAGCACCGGCAACTGCACCTCAATCAACACAATCTCAAGCCAAACCAGATACAAGTAAGGCTGTTGGCAAATACAATCAACAGGTTCAACAAACTCAGAACATGAATCAATATGTTCAGGGCGCAGCCAAAGCAATCAACAGCACACAAGATAAGAATCAAAAAATGGCATTGACTAAAGAATTAGTCAATTACATGGCTGACCGTAAGGGTTATCCTGAATGGGACAACGGTGTAGCAACAGTTCAACAGATTATCAAGAAAGGTAATCCTGATCCTAACTTTGCTAATGGCGCTATCAATCGTTTAAAAGCCGGTCAAACAATGAGCGAAGCCTGGAGAATCTATTATATCAACAAACTACTTGAAGCAGTTGGTATTACATGGAAAGAATTAGGCTTAAGTGTTCTTAAAGAAGGCAAGACATATTATATTGCTGAAACAAAATATTTAAAACTAAACAGCATCTTTGAGAGTATGTTGACTGAAGGTAAAACTGTTGGTCAATATATGATGCAATGGTTTAATAATTTCATGGGCAAAATTGATTGGAGCGAAGAAGCCGACGATGTTAAAAATGCTATCAACGCACTTGACAAGGCTATTGCACAAGACGGAAATAAAGTAGGTAAAAATGCACAAGCCGCGTTAACTTCATTAGCAGGTATTGCTTATGCTGTACAACAATCAGGTGGTAAAATAGGTGGCGGTTCAAGTTCTGAAACTAAACCCGAAGCAGATGCCGAAAAAAATAAACAAGATCAAGGTAAACAAGATCAAGGTGCTAAACCTCAAGCATCAGCCGGAGCGGCAGCAGGCGCAGGTCAAGCAAATAGTTTCCAAATGGCTTCTCAGATTAAGAAACAATTGCAACAGTTATCACACCTTGACATTGAAGCATACAATCAGTTAGTCAAATCGTTACAACTTGCTAAATCACCAAATACAGAACCTCCTAAGGTGGCGGCTGGTAATCAAGCAACAAACAATCCACAAGCACAAGCAGAACCTAAGGCACCAAATCTTAGAGTAGCAGAAGCAAAACGTAAAGTTCGTAAAGCAGTATGAATTTAGCCGAATCACTAGCAAAGTTAAAAGGTCAATTAGATAACATTGACCGTGTAGTTATCAAAGAGGCTAAGGGTCACTTAGACCATCCTGAGGACTTAGTGTTCCTTGGTGATGAAGAAGGTGCTAGACATGCTATTGAGGCTATTGAAAAGACTGTAACAAATCCAAATGCAGTCACAATCAAGTGGGATGGATATCCTGCATTGATCTTTGGACGTGGTACTGACGGTAAGTTTAGTATCATGGACAAGCATATGTTCAACAAAAAAGATGGCTCAGGTCGTCATGTCTACAGCCCAGAACAATTTGTAGAATATGATGCAGCCAGAGGCGTAAATCGTGGTGATTTATATGCACTTATTGCTAGTATTTGGCCTGGTTTAGAACAAGCAGACCGTGGTGGTAATGGTTATTACTGGGGCGATTTGTTATTCAGCAAACCTTTAAAAGATGAAAAAGGTGTTTATAGATTTAAAGCAAATCCTAACGGCATTGCTTATACAGTAAATGCAAATAGTGAAGTTGGTAAATTAATGGCAGGTAAAGATGCAGGTATTGCTGTGCATCAATTTATTCCTGCTGATGCAAGTACTACTGACGAAGCAACAAGCCTTGACGGTAGCATTGGTAATCTAAAGAACAACAGTAATGTTGCTATTATTCCAAGTAAGATGCCTATTACTCCTGACTTAGGAGTTAATAGTAAATTAAAGAATACTGCTATTAAAGAACTAAACACATATGGTGCCGCAGTAAAAGATTTAATGAATACTGCACCACAAGCACGTAATACGTTCAATCAACTATTCACTACATATATCAACAAACGTATTGTATCAGGTAATTTAAGTAATCTATACAATGGATTCTTAGAATACGTTGAATCAAGACCTATGACAGATAAGATGAAGGCCAAAATCATGGAACATCTTAAAGTCAATAAAGAAGGTGTATTGGGTGCATTTAAAATTTGGGTCGCTATCTACAATCTAAAGATGGATGTTGTTAAGCAACTAGATAAAGCCGCAAAGTCTAGCCCAGTTAAGGGTTTCTTACAAGACGGTACTGAAACACAAGAAGGTTTCGTTGCTAATGGTCTTAAGTTTGTAGATCGTATGGGCTTTAGTAGACAGAACCTTCAGGGTCGTTAAACTAATTTCCAATTTCCTCTGCATTTATGTTTCCCC